CTGAAACCCTCAATTCACTTGAAAGCGCTCTTGCGGCGTTAGTCAAATAAGGACCATTTATGTCTGAAGTAAACGAAATTCTGAAAAAAGTTACTGCCAGCATTGAAGATGCAACCAGCAAATTCAACGCGAAAGCAGAAGAGGCACTGACCGAAGCGAAAAAGAATGGTCAGCTCTCAGCTCAGACCAAAGATGTTGTAGATAAAATGGCGACAGAGCTCAACGCTCTTAAGGAAGCTGAAAAAACCCTTAAGGCCAGCCTTGGTGAGTTGGAACAGCATGTTGCCCAAATGCCATTGAACAACGCTGCTAAAGTTACCGAAACTGTTGGACAGGTGGTGATTAATAGCGAGGCGTTGAAGGCCTTTGCCGCGAGCGTTGAAGGCAATAAGCGCGTAAGCGTCCCAGTTCACGCGGCCTTGCTTTCTACAGATGTTGCAGATGGCGTGGTTGAACCACAGCGACTGCCTGGCATCGACACTGCACCAAAACAGCGTCTCTTCATTCGTGATCTGATTGCGCCTGGCCGCACATCTTCACCGGCTATTTTCTGGGTGCAGCAAACGGGCTTTACCAATGCAGCGAAAGTCGTTGCAGAGGGGACTGCCAAACCTTACAGCGATATTGAATTCGCAACTAAAATCACGCCGGTGACAACCATCGCGCACATGTTTAAGGCATCCAAGCAGATCCTTGACGATTTCGCTCAACTCCAGTCTACGGTTGACGCTGAGATGCGTTACGGCCTGAAATATGTTGAGGAACAGGAAATCTTGTTCGGCGACGGAACTGGTGTGCACTTGCACGGCATCGTTCCTCAGGCCTCAGCATTCGACCCGGCATTTTCTGTTGAGAGCCAGAACGGGATTGATGATCTGCGCCTGGCAATGCTTCAGGCTCAACTGGCTCGTTTCCCTGCATCTGGTCACGTCCTGCACTTCATCGACTGGGCGAAAATCGAGCTCACGAAAGACAGTCTGGGCCGCTATATCCTGGCTAACCCGGCATCCCTGACTGGCCCTACGCTTTGGGGGCTTCCGGTGGTAGCAACTGAGGCAGCAGCTTTCCAGGGCAAATTTCTGACAGGCGCATTCAATGCCGCAGCTCAACTGTTCGATCGTGAAGATGCCAACGTGGTTATCTCCACCGAAAACGCCGACGACTTCGAGAAAAACATGATCTCCATTCGCTGCGAAGAACGTCTGGCGCTGGCTGTGAAACGCCCTGAGGCGTTCGTGTACGGTTCATTCAGTACCGGCGCGGGTAGCTGATAACTATTGCGGCCTTCGGGCCGCTTTTTTTCGGGGCAAACAAATGCTTGATAAGAATGTGGTGAAACAGCATTGCCGCATTGATACCGACTTTACGGGTGATGATGCTCTGCTGGAGATTTACGCAGGTGCGGCGGCCCGGTACGTCCAGACATGGACACGGCGAACGCTCTATGAAAAGGAAAGCAGCCCTGGGTACGCTGACGACCCGGATCCGATACTGCTCAATGATGATGTCAAGGCAGCCATGCTACTGCTTATCGGTCACTGGTATGCAAACAGGGAAGCGGTAAACATCGGGAACATAACTTCAGCCGTACCTTTTGCTGTGGAAGCGCTATTGCAGCCATACCGCATTTATGGATTGTAGGGGGGGGTATGCAGGCCGGAAGACTGAGAGACATGGTGGTTATTCAGAACATAACAACATCCAGAGACCCTTCTGGTCAGCCTGTCGAAATGTGGCATGACGGCGCCACTACATGGGCAGAAGTTAAAGGTATAAGCGGGCGTGAGCTCGTAGCGGCAGGTGTAGAAACGGCCGTAGCCACTATCAGGGTATGGACTCGATTTCGTAACGATATAACTGCTGCGTCAAGACTCAGGGTTGTGACTGGCCCGTTCAAGGGTGTCATTTTAAATATCATTGGTCCGCCGATACCTGATTCTCGCGGCATTCAGCTCGAAATTCTTTGTAAGCAGGGGATCGAAAAATGATTGAGACGAGCCTCGATTTTTCCGGGTTAAATGACATAGCAAAGGATCTGGAGGCGCTTAGCCGCGCTGAAAACAATAAGGTTCTTCGTGATGCCACGCGCGCCGGCGCGGAAGTGCTTAAGGAAGAAGTGATCGCACGTGCACCGGTACGCACCGGAAAACTGAAAAAAAACGTGGTGGTGGTTACCCAAAAAAGCCGCCGTCGCGGGGAGATTTCTTCCGGCGTCCATATTCGTGGCGTTAATCCGCGCACCGGCAACAGCGATAACACGATGAAGGCGAATAACCCGAGAAACGCCTTTTACTGGCGATTCGTCGAAATGGGTACCGTTAACATGCCTCCGCACCCTTTCATTCGTCCCGCGTTTGACGTCCGCCAGGTGCAGGCGACAGAGGTCGCGATCAGGCGCATGAACCAGGCCATTGACGAGGCGTTAAGCAAATGACGGAAGACGATCTCTTTCCTCTGCTGGCTCCGCTGGCCGGAGGGCAGGTTTATCCCTACGTTGCGCCGCTCGGCAGTGACGGGAAGCCTTCAGTCTCGCCGCCCTGGGTAATTTTCTCGATTATTACCGACGCGGCTGCTGACGTCCTCTGCGGCCAGGCTGAATCCTCCGTTTCGGTGCAAATCGATGTTTACTCCAGCACTATCACTGAAGCGCGCACGATCCGGAATATGGCACTGGAAGCCCTGCAAACATTGAAGCCTGAGAACATTGTCAAAACGCCAGGCTATGAACCTGATCTGCATTATCACCGGGCCACGCTTGAATTTCAGGTGATCGTTTAAGTTCATTCACCATCACAGACCGCTCCGGCGGTCTTTTTTTATCTGGAGAAATCATGACCAGTAAGTATGAAGTTACAAAGGGGATGACCTTTGCCGTCTCTGACGCACCCGTAACCGCCGAGGATTTTAACGCCTCAGGTTTCCCGGGGAATGGTATTACCTGGCTGGAAGCGGCCTGTGCGACAAAGGAGATCACCTTCACGGGCGGTCAAAAAGGGGATATTGACGTAACCACGCTTTGCTCAACTGAACAGGAGCAAACCAATGGCCTCGCCGCGCCTGCTGAAATGAGCATTACCCGTAACTGGGTTGGCGATGAAGCAGCACAGGAGGCACTCCAGACCGCTTACGAAAATGACGAACTTCGTGCGCTGCGCGTGGTATTCCCGTCTGGGAATGGTTTCTACGTGCTGGTGGAAGTTCGTCAGAGCTCATGGTCTGCTGCAACCTCTTCCGTTGTTGGCGCGACTTATTCTCTGCGTGTACGTGGCAAACCTAAACGCATCTACGCGTCTGGTTCCTGAGCGGCTTCGGCCGCTTTTTTTATCCCTTCGACCAAGTAACAAGAGAAAAATGAAATGGCGCAAAAAACATCACAGAATTCACTACGCGACGTGGCGCTTACTGCATCGAAAGCCTATCGCACAAAAGACGGTATCACGGTCCCTGAGTGGGATGGCGCAAAGGTAACTCTGCGTGAACCGTCCGGCGATGCCTGGGTGAAATTCCGAGAAATCGTAAATCCGCAGCCCGCCGAGGGCGAAGAGGCTCCGACGCTAACGGAGGCGGAGAAGTTCCTGCGTAACAAAGAGGCGGATGTGGTTCTGTTAATTGACGTACTGCTGGATGAAAACGGCGAGCGCGTATTCAGTGACGAGGATCAGGAGCTGGTATCCAAAATTTATGGTCCTGTGCATGCGCGCCTGCTGGCTCAGGCTCTTGGCCTCGGAATGAGTCAGGAAGAAGCGGGAAAGCCGTAAAGCAGCCGCTGACCTTCTTCCTGATGTCGCTGGCGCTCCGGATGGGGCGCACTCTGCACGAGCTGCGCCAGATCATAACCGCCAGAGAGCTCAAAATGTGGATCGAGTTTGACCGCATAAGTCCTGTTGGGGACTGGCGTTCCGATGCACAGGCGGCGCAGATCTCCGTTGCAATGCTGAACTCTCAGGGCGGGAAATTCACCATACCTGACATGATGCTGAAATGGGGTGAGCAGGAAGAAGGCTCTGAAGTCTCTGAACTTGAAGAATGGATGTCCAGTCTTTGACGCCCGCGGCTGCGGGCTTTTTTTATGGGTGAAATATGGCAACGCTGCGCGAGCTAATCATCAAAATTTCTGCGAACTCGTCTTCTTTCCAGTCTGAGATCGCCAGAGCGTCCCGTATGGGGACGGATTACTACCGCACTATGGAACAGGGCGGGAAAAAAGCAGCAGCGGCCACGCGAGAAACTCAGCGGTCTTTGGCTGACCTGAATTCTCAGCTCGCAACAGTACGTTCATCAGCGGCTGGGCTTGCCGGGGCATGGGCTGGCGCATTTGCCACGCATCAACTTGTTCAGTTTGCTGATACCTGGAACCAGCTGAATGGCCGTCTTCGCCTTGCGTCCTCTTCCAGTGAGGATTACGTGCAATCCCAGCGCGTGCTGATGGAGATTAGCCAGCGCACCGGAACATCCCTCGAGGCAAACAGCAACTTATACAGCAGAATTGCGCAGTCCCTGCGTGATGCCGGTTACGCTTCTGCTGACGTCGCAAAAGTTACGGAAACCGTAGCAACCTCGCTGAAGCTGTCTGGCGCCAGTACCGAAGAGGCGAGCTCTGTTATCACCCAGCTTAGCCAGGCGCTTGGCTCAGGCGTTTTGCGAGGCGAAGAATTTAACTCCATCATGGAGAACGGTGGCCGCCTGGCGAAACTGCTGGCTGATGGCCTGGGTACCACTGTTGGTGGCCTGCGAAATATGGCCAACAACGGCGAGCTGACGACAAACAAGATCGTCCCGCTGCTGACAAACGTAGAGATCCTGCGTAAAGAATTCGACACCTTGCCAGCATCCATCAGCGGATCTGCACAGAAAGTGCAAAATGCTTTTCTCACCTGGGTTGGCGGGGCGAACGATGCCGTCGGCGCATCCTCCACGCTATCCGGCGTGCTGGATGGTCTGGCGAATAACATTGATGATGTGGCAAACACGGCCGGTATTCTTGTTGGCGTGGGTCTGGCTCGCTATTTTGGCAATATGGTCGGCAGCGTCGGCCAGTCAACCCGTGCAGTGCTCGCTAATACGGCCGCCGAGGTTGCGCTGGCTCAGGCTCAGGTCCGTGGCGCTCAGGTTAGCGTTGCTGCTGGCCGCCAGGCGGTTTACCGCGCTCAACAGGCGCGCGCAGCTGCGACAAGTATTGAGGCTCAGATTGTTGCCGAACGTAATCTTGCCGCAGCTCAGGCATCCCTGAACACTGCGCTTGCTGGCAGGGCTTCTGCCGTTAACAACCTCACCAATACAGCCTCGGTGATGTCACGACTGGGTAGCGGAGTGTTGGGCATTCTCGGTGGCTGGCCTGGCGTTATTATCGGCGCCGGGGCTGCGATGTATGGTCTTTATCAGCATACCCAGCAGGTACACCGTGAGGCTGTGGGCTTTGCCAACAACCTTGACGAGATCAACACCAAACTCCAGCAGATGTCTGTGCTCGGCCTTCGCTCGACCGCCGCAGATGCGCGGACCTCTTTACAGGCGCAAAAGCAAGACCTGGCCGACCTCGACTCTCAGATCGCGAAGGTGAAAGACAGCCTCAAGGCGGTTGACCAAATCCAGCAGGATTATAACCGCCATCCGACGCTGACCTTGATCAATACTTTCATGGACCAGGCCGACATCACGGCCAAAAACATCGAACTTACCGATAAGCTGAACCAGCTGGAGTATCAGCGCGAACAGGCCGCTTCAAAAGTCGAACAAACGCAGAAGCTGGTAAACGATGCCAGCGACCTGGCAACGCAAAAGGCTATCGAACAGGCTGGCGCCGTCTCAATCCTGAAAGGTGCCTATGACCTGCTAAACCGCTCAATGTCAGCAACCGCAGGCGCTAAACCCCCGCAGTATGCCGGGCCAGTGGTCTCACTGGCTAATGCAACGCCTCAGCAGCAAACAGCACTGGAACGATCACGCCGCGAAAATGAGCTGGCCAGCTTAAGTGGATTAGAGAAACTTCATCAGCAGCACGTTTATGAAGCGGAAGATCTAAAGCTGACTGGAGCACTTTATACCCAGTACATCTACAACAAGGATCAGGCCGCCAAAAAGGATGCAGCAGCAGCCGAGGCAAAAAAAACCTCTACTGCCGCCTCAAGTGCTCAGAGTAAAGCTGAGCGCGCAGCAGCCAGCACCGCTGAGCAATATGCCCGCAAAATGGCCGATCTTAGCGTGGCTATCGATGTGCAACGCGTCAGGGCAACGGAAGGAGAAAAAGCGTCTGAGCTCTATGCAGCGTCGCATCAGGCAGGCACTAAATGGACCGATGAGCAGCGCAAGGCTATCCAGGCATCATCAGCAGAGCTGGCAAAATGGACGCAAAAAGCCGACGAGAACGTGCGCAAGCAGCGCGAACAAGCCGATGCCCTGAAGGATCTAACTAAAGCGGCCCGAAAGTTCAGGGATGAGGCGACACTGACAACCGAAACCGCAGGCATGAGTGATCGCCAGCGCAGCCGTTTCGACGAGACGCAACAGATCGAGCGTGTTTTTGCTAAAACGGACGGCGGCACTGAGGCCATCGCACAGCGGGCGGCTGCCCTCGATGACCTGGATAAGAAATACAAGGCTATAGCAGCAGCTGAAGCGGACTGGATGGCCGGAGTATCGCGCGGCTATGCGAACTGGTTCGATGAAATCAGCAATGTTTCCGGCACGGTTTCTGACGGGGTGAAAACCACACTCGACAGCGCGTTTAGTAATGTCACCTCAATGCTGGAAGGCAATAAGGTCAGCTGGAAATCCTGGGGTATCTCTGTTTTACAGATTATCGAAAAAGTCGCTCTGCAAATGGCAGTGGTCAGCGCGATGGGGGGTGGGTCTTCCGGTTCTGGCATTTTTGGCTCACTCATCGGCAGCGTAGGCAGCTTCTTCGGGGGCGGTGCGGGAGCATCAGCCAGCACCGGTACTGCGGTTTCCAGTTACGGTTCGAGTTTTCAGTTTAACGCTAAAGGCGGCGTTTATGACTCTCCATCTCTGAGCGCTTTCAGTAATGGGATCGTCAGAAACCCCACCATGTTCGCTTTCGCGAAAGGCGGGGCCGGAATCATGGGCGAGGCTGGGCCGGAGGCAATCATGCCGCTGACCCGCGCACCGGATGGTTCACTCGGTGTTCGTGCGGTCGGCGCTGGTGGTGGTCAGTCTGTATCTTCGGCGCCACAGGTTTATATCACCATCGATGGCAACGGAAACACTCAAACTCAGGCGACAACTGGATATGAGCAATTTGCGCGGGAAGTTGGTGCTTTTACAGATAAGCGTTACAGGGAACTGATAATGAGAGATTTAGCGCCAGGAGGCGCTATCTGGAATATGGCTAAAGGGGGGCGCTGATGGCTATCGAAACTTTCACATGGTGCCCACGAATTAACGCTGAGGCAGATATAAATTTCCGCGTCAGGAAAGCGCAGTTTGGTGATGGATATGAGCAGGTTTCAGGGGATGGGTTGAATACCAGAACCCAGCAGTGGACGCTCAACTTTACTGGCAACGAAACCTACATTTCCGCCATTAAATCTTTTCTCGACAGGCATGAAGGGACGAAAGCCTTTCAGTGGAAGCCACCGCTCGAACCTTTGGGTTTGTATCGTTGCGAAACGTATAAACCCACCGGGCTCGGCGCTGGGAAATTCAACCTTGAAGCAACATTCATCCAGGCATTTAAACCATGAGCTTAAACGCAGACTATCAGAAGCTGGAATCAGGAAACGACGTTCGTCTGATTGAGGTGGACGGTTCTTCTTTTGGACTGACGGACGTTCTCCGGTTTCACAATTACAACATTCCCCACACCGAAGCGGAAATAGTCGCCGCTGGCGGGGATGAGGCCAAGCTCCCGGCGAAACCAATCTGGTGGCAGGGTAATGAATATTCCGCCTGGCCGTATCAGCTGGAAGGGCTGGAGAAATCGACCAGTGGCAGCAATGCGACGCCATCACTGACGGTCGCGAACATCGAAAGCTCTATTTCTGCCCTGTGTCTTGCGTATGACGATTTGCTACAGGCTAAGGTCACTATTCACGACACAAAGGCAAAATATCTCGATGCGAAAAACTTCGCAGGTGGTAACCCTACAGCAGATCCGACTCAGGAGAAACTTCAGGTCTGGTATATCGACGGGAAAACGACCGAGCTTGCTGGCGAAACCATCGAGTTTGTACTGTCCAGCCCTATGGATCTTCAGGGACAAATGATCCCCACGCGGCAGCTTCATTCTCTGTGCACATGGTGCATCCGGAACAAGTACCGAACCGGCGATGGCTGCGACTATGCCGGTACGCGCTATTTCGACAAAAACAACAACCCGGTAAGCGATCCGTCACTGGATGAATGCAACGGAACGCTGACGGCCTGCAAACTTCGGTTCGGTGAAAACAACGAACTCTCGTTTGGTGGGTTCCCGGGTACGTCGCTGATCAGGAGTTGATATGCGTCAGAAAACCATTGATGCGATTATGGCGCATGCCGCCGCTGAATATCCTCTTGAGTGCTGTGGTGTGGTGGCGCAGAAAAGCCGCGTTGAACGTTATTTTCCTTGCCGGAATCTTGCCGCGTCGCCGGAGGACAATTTTGTCCTTTGCCCCGAAGATTACGCAGCCGCTGAGGACTGGGGTACGGTGATCGCCATCGTTCACAGCCACCCTGACGCCACTACGCAGCCGAGCGAACTGGATAAAGCGCAATGCGACGCAACGCTTTTACCCTGGCATATCGTGAGCTGGCCCGAGGGGGATTTACGCACCATTCAGCCGCGTGGAGAGTTGCCACTGCTGGAGCGTCCGTTTGTGCTGGGGCACTTCGACTGCTGGGGGCTGGTAATGAGCTATTTCCGGCAAACGCATGGTATCGAACTTCACGATTACCGGGTTGATTATCACTGGTGGGAAAATGACTACCCTGAAAACTTCTATCAGGATTGCTGGTACGAGTGCGGATTCCGTGAATTCGACGGGCCGCCGAAACCTGGTGATATGGTGATCATGCAGGTGCAGGCTGATAAGTGGAACCACGCGGGTATACTGCTGGAGGGCAATATGCTGCTGCACCACCTGTACGGTCACCTGAGTCAGCGCGTACCATATGGCGGTTACTGGCAGGAACGAACGATGAAGATTCTACGTTACAAATCTCTGTGCTAACCTTTACGAAATTTCAAAGGAGCATGAAAATGAAAAAGCTACTCTTGCTGCTAGTTATTGGTTTGGCTGGCTGCTCTGTAAATTCTCTAGAGTCCCAAAAGCCTATTTTATCAGAGCACACCTCCAAGAGTGCCGATCAGGTTAACAGATGCTTAGCACCCAAATGGGTAGAACTTCGTTCTTCAAGCTCCAGTGTACCTACCGAGTCAGGTTACAAAATAACAGCATCGGATGATATTTTTGGTGCTCTTTCGGTAGTAAATATCGATAAATCAGAGCGCGGCGGGAGCGATATTAAAGTCTATGCCGTTGCAAAAGGATGGAATGATCACTGGGCCACGGCCGCCAGGTCATGCCTTTAAAATATTAAAATAAACTAAGCCACCTTCGGGTGGCTTTTTTTATGGAGAAAAAATATGTCTGAGGTCATGGCCCGAATTGAACTCGGCGGCATTTTGGGGAAAACGTACGGGAAGGTTCATCATAGGCTTATACGAACTACCGGAGAGGCAATCAATTCGCTAATAAAAACAATAAATGGGCTGGAAAAATTCCTGATCACCAGTAAAGCAAGAGGTCTGACTTATGCCGTTTTTAAAGATAAAAAAAACATCGGAGTGGATGATTTAGGTTTTCCAGTATCCGGTGAAGTTATTCGAATTGTTCCTGTTGTAATCGGAAGTAAAAAAGCTGGAGTTTTGCAGACAATTCTTGGGGCTGTTCTTGTCGTTGCGGGCATTGCTGTTGGGATGCTTTCTGGTGGAACGCTTTCTGCTGTGGGCTACGGAGCCGCGAAATTCGGTGCAGCTATGATTGCTGGTGGAGTTGTCCAGATGCTTTCGCCTCAACCTGGGGGCCTTGCCAGCAAACAAAGCGCAGATAACCGTGCATCGTATGCGTTCGGCGGGGTCACAAATACCGCCGCACAGGGTTACCCGGTTCCGCTCCTTTACGGCCGCCGGCGAATCGGCGGGGCAATTATTTCCGCCGGCATTTATGTCGAGGATCAGCAGTAGATAACAAACCTTTTTACAAGCCACCTTCGGGTGGCTTTTTTTATGGGCGCGATATGGCGAATAAAATTACCGGACGAAAAGGGGGGAGCTCCAGTTCCCGAACTCCTACCGAACAGCCTGATGATCTGCAATCTGTAGCGAAGGCAAAGATCCTCGTTGCGCTTGGTGAAGGGGAGTTTGCTGGACAGCTCACCGGGAAGGATATCTACCTGGACGGAACGGCGCTGGAGAACGCCGACGGCTCCCAAAACTTCAGCGGCGTTACGTGGGAATTTCGCGCGGGTACACAGGCCCAGAAGTACATTCAGGGCATTCCCGGTACCGAAAACGAAATCAGCGTGGGAACCGAGGTAACGAGCGCTACAGCGTGGACACGAACCTTCACCAATACACAGCTTTCAGCGGTTCGTTTACGCCTGAAATGGCCTTCGCTTTTCAAGCAGGAGGACGATGGCGATCTGGTTGGTTACTCGGTTAATTATGCGATTGACTTGCAGACGGACGGCGGGACATGGCAGACAGTCCTCAATACCAGTGTGACCGGGAAAACGACCTCAGGTTACGAGCGTAGCCACCGTATTGATTTACCTCAGGCTCGCAGTACCTGGACAATCAGACTGCGCAAAATTACCGCTGACGCCAACAGTGCGAAGATCGGCGACACGATGACGCTACAGAGCTTCACTGAGGTGATTGATGCGAAATTGCGATACCCGAACACCGCGCTGCTGTACATCGAATTCGACTCCAGCCAGTTTAATGGCTCTATCCCTCAGATCTCTTGTGAACCACGTGGCCGCGTTATTCGCGTTCCTGATACTTACGACCCTGAAACCCGATCATACAGTGGTACATGGACCGGGGCTTTTAAGTGGGCATGGACGGATAACCCTGCGTGGATTTTTTACGATCTGGTTGTTTCTGACCGGTTCGGCCTCGGTCACCGTTTGACTGCCGCAAACATCGATAAGTGGACACTTTATCAGGTCGCCCAGTATTGCGATCAAATGGTACCAGACGGTAAAGGAGGTAATGGAACCGAACCACGGTATATCTGCAATGTGTACATTCAGGACCGGAATGATGCTTATACAGTCCTGCGTGATTTTGCGGCCATATTCCGTGGCATGACGTACTGGGGTGGCGATCAGATCGTTGCTCTGGCCGATATGCCCCGTGATGTGGATTACAGCTATACGCGCGCTAACGTTGTTGGCGGTCGCTTCACCTATTCAAGCAGCACCACGAAAACCCGCTACACTACAGCGCTGGTTTCATGGTCCGATCCCGGTAACGCCTACGCTGACGCGATGGAACCCGTATTCGAGCAGGCGCTGGTAGCGCGGTACGGCTTCAATCAGCTGGAAATGACAGCCATCGGCTGTACCAGACAGTCAGAAGCGAACCGAAAGGGGCGCTGGGGTATTCTCACCAACAACAAGGATCGCGTTGTTTCGTTCGATGTCGGGCTGGACGGAAACATACCGCAGCCTGGCTATATCATCGCTGTGGCAGACGAGCTGCTTTCCGGAAAGGTTATGGGCGGACGCATCAGCGCCGTTAATGGTCGCGTTATCAAACTTGACCGTGTAGCTGATGCGGCAGCAGGTGATCGCCTTATCCTCAACCTTCCCTCCGGAGCGTCACAGAGCAGGACCATTCAGGCGGTTAACGGGGAATCGGTCACAGTCACCACCGCGTACAGTGAGACGCCTCAGGCCGAAGCTGTCTGGGTGGTTGAGTCAAACGAACTCTACGCGCAGCAGTATCGTGTTGTGAGTGTCGCTGATAACGATGATGGCACTTTCACCATTACCGGTGCATGGCACGATCCGGATAAATATGCCCGAATCGATACCGGAGCCATCATTGACCAGCGGCCGGTGAGCGTGATCCCGCCGGGCAACCAGTCGCCGCCTGCGAACATCGTGATCAGCTCGTTTTCTGTGGTGCAGCAAAATATCAGCGTCGAAACGATGCGCGTGAGCTGGGACCAGGCGCAGAACGCTATCGCCTATGAAGCGCAATGGCGCCGCAATGATGGGAACTGGGTTAACGTGCCGCGCAGCTCCACCACGTCATTCGACGTCCCCGGGATTTATGCCGGGCGCTACCTGGTGCGCGTACGCGCAATCAATGCAGCAGAAATCTCGTCCGGATGGGGCTATTCAGAAGAGAAAACGCTGACGGGGAAAGTGGGCAATCCGCCGAAACCGGTCGGCTTCATCGCTTCCGATAATGTGGTATTCGGTATCGAGCTGAACTGGGGATTCCCGGCGAACACCGACGACACGCTGAAGACGGAAATTCAGTACAGCCTGACCGGTACCGAAGACGATGCGATGCTGCTGGCAGACGTACCCTATCCGCAGCGCAAGTATCAGCAGATGGGCCTTAAGGCAGGGCAAATTTTCTGGTACCGCGCGCAGCTGGTGGACCGCAGCGGAAACGAATCAGGGTACACAGACTTTGTGCGCGGGCAGGCCAGCATTGATGTATCTGATATCACCGATGCAATCCTGGAGGAGATTAAAGAGACTGATACGTTCAAAGACCTGATCGAGAGCGCGGTGGAGAGCAGTGAAAAGTTCGCAGAACTGGCTGATGCAATCAAAGAGAATGCAAACGGTCTTGCAGCGGCGGTTGGATCGAATAAGCAGACAGCAGAAGCAATCATCGGCAACGCGCTTGCTATTGCTGATGTTGTCGTGCGGCAGACAGCCCAGCAGGGCGCTAACTCTGCGACCTTCGAACAACTCCGGGAGGTGATCGCCACTGAGACGGAGGCTCGCGTCACGGATGTTACTCGTCTTGAGGCAAAAACTGAGCAGAACGAGGCGGGAATTACCGAGGTAAGGCAGGCTCTGTCAGATGAAACGCAGGCGAGGGCGACAGCTGTCGACCAGCTTACTGCGAGTACTCAGGTCATTTCTGATAAAGCTGATTCGGCTTCGAGTAAAGCTGACGCTGCAT